GCGCATTGCCAGAGACCCGCGCATCGCCAGAGACCTGCGCATCGCCAGAGACCTGCGCATTGCCAGAGACCCGCGCATCGCCAGAGACCTGCGCATTGCCAGAGACCATTCCCCACACAATCGCGTTTTCTGTTATTTTGGTTTCGTCGTTAACTTTGGCTGATTTATTTAACCAGCCGCCACCTTTGGCTTGTCGCCAATCTAACTTGGTTTGTTTGCCAATTTTTAATTCAAGTTCATCGAATGTCATATTTCCTTTATTTGTTGTGCGCCTCTGCGAAGGCGCAATGTAGCAACGTAGAGCGTTTTTTATCGCGGCGTGTTCGGCTTTGGCTTTGTCGGCTAGGGCCGCATTGACAACCTGCGTCCGGCACAGCCACAGCACAGATTCAAGCGCAGTAGGTTCAGCCGTCGCCTTGTCCTCGCTCTTGGCTTTCTTGGCCTTGCGCTCTGCGATAACTCTATCAACTTCGCTGTGAGCAAACTCACGCGCCTTTGCATAGATGTCTGTTTCCTCGCTCTTGCACACGGGCGAGACTGTCGAATGTTCAACCGCCATTTCGTGTGAGTCGGTTTCGTTCATGCCGCCAGCTTGACAGTCGGCATAGGTTTTGTCATAGAGCTTTTGATTTTTCTTTGTCATATATTTCCTTTTTTCTAGTAACCGTTATTTTGTTTTGTTGTTTTCTGCTTACACCTAAAGCATAAGCCATCCGTTCGGATATGCAAGAAATTTGATTGTTTCCGTTTTAGTTCACACTAGGCGATTCTATGCAAAGGATAACGCAAGAAGAAGCGCATCGGCAAGGCAGCGCAGAAAGAACCTAAATCCACGCCATCGTATAACGAGATTATTGCGCAGGAGAGTAAGCGACGAAATACACAAACGCGGCGGCATTAAAACTCTGTCGTTCACACACGCGCTAATAGGATGTAACAGGGCAACACTAATGTTACATTTGCAATTACAGTTCAGAGACGGTATGAGTTGGAATAACTATGGCAGAGTATGGCACGTAGACCATATCAAGCCGTGCGCATCTTTTAATCTGCTAGATGAAAGCGAACAGCTAAAGTGTTTCCACTATTCTAATCTTCAGCCATTGTTTGCCCATGAGAACCTCGTCAAGGGCGACAGCTTAACATGGAAACGATTGTAGGGGGGTGGCATGTAACACATTCGAGAACTTTGCACGGGTTCAGGTGACCAAAAGGGCCTTCTTCTTGTCTGAAAATATCAAAATCAGCACTTGTAGTTTCTTGTTGACAGCATGGCAAGAAATGTTGTAATCTGATTTTGTTCATTTAATACCAAGATATGGTTGAGCACAAAAGCCACGGGTCATGCGGAGAAATCGCCGATGGCGAGACCGTCTATAAATTTGGGAGCGTAGATTTCGATTACGATGCGATAGATAGGGGCAATCCGCTGGTGGCGGTATTGGAAGATGCGCCGGAGGATAAGGTTAAGACTTTGGCGGTTGCATTTGACAGGATTTTGAGGTGGTGCTGGAAAACGCAGACGGACAGATGCAGGCAGAATCGGGCGGCATTTTTTCGGTTTGCAGCTTTGACGGCGGCCATGAGACCGGACTTGATGGGCAACGTAAGCTACGCGAAGCTGGGGAAGGAATGTGGTGTAACGAAATCGCTGTTGTCAAAACTGGCGGTTGAATTTCAGGACGAGTTCGGTGTGCATTTCAGGCGCAGTATGAAAGTTGGGGCGGTGGAATCTAGGTGGGGAAAGAAAAAATGAAGATTGTAAGACCGAGATGGAAATATGACGCCGACTATGAGGCGTGGTGTGTTTGGGCTTTCAATTTTTGGGGCTTCAGATTTGGAATCCAGTGTTATCATCCATATTGGCTTCGCCTTCGGGTATATATTGGCTTAATCTAAAATCCATGCCAAAACCAGTTGAACCAGTCCCAATTTTGGTTGATACAACGACAATCTGCCGGATGTTGAACCGGACGGGTCAATCGCTTCGTGTCATTGCCAACAGCGGCAAGTATTTCCCAATACCGGCGGCGGGTCAATGGGACATGGAAAAGACTGTGCGCGGGTTTGTTCAATACTTGGATGACAAGGAGAAGCGGGACAGCGACAAGAAAAAGGAATTTGATGCCGAGCGGGTCAGGAAATTGAAGCTGGCGAATGACGAGACAGAGGGTCAGGTGGTTCGGGTAGAAAAGCTGGTTGCTCAATCGTCGCCTACGCTGCAAAAGATAAAGGAAACGCTCTACGCCAAGCTGGAGAATGAGATGCCGATTGCTGTGGCTGGGATGGATGTTCCTCAAAGCAGGATATTTGGGACGAGGCTGGCTGGGGAACTGATTAAACTCTGGGAAAAGTTTTTCAAGGAATGGGAAATCTAGGCCAAAAGATAGCCGATGCGCTACAGCCAAAAGATACCCGGCCAACCCATGAATGGGCTTCTGATGGAAATGTTGAACTGTTCCCCCCTGTAACCCGAACGGGCATATTTGATTCTTCAAGCTCGCGCCATTTCATTCCGATACTTGACGCATTGGACGATGAACGGACAAGGGAAGTTAATATCCTGAAACCGCTCCGCTCCGGCGGTTCTTTAATTGGGGACATTCATCTATGCTCGGCGATGGCTCGAAATCCCGGCGGCTATCTAAACGTGTTCCAGACCGAGCCGGAGGCCAAGAATTATTTCTTCGACAGAATTGAAAAGACACTGAAAGGATGTTCACAGGTTGCGATTCATCTTCCTTACAAATACGAGTGGAGCGAATTACGGTTGAATACCGGCGCGACGATTTACACTGGCGGCCCCGCATTGAGCAATCTCCAAAGCAAGGGTGTTCGTTATCTTCGACTCGACGAATGTTGGATGTATCCGGCTGGTAGAATTGTGGAGGCCGAAGGGCGCGTAGGCGATTATCTCAAAATGGAGATGTCGAAGATTTTGAGAATATCACAAGCCGGGCCTTACGAACACCGAACTTTGGACGAGTGCGAATGGCATAGGGCTTATACTCGCGGAACGATGCGCGAATGGGAAGTCCAGTGTGAACATTGCCAGAAGTATTTCGAGCCGGTGTTTTCCGGCCAGCGCGAGGATGGTTCATTTTGGGGAATCACTTGGGAACATTTCAAGAAACAGAATGGCGATTGGGATTTAGGAAAGTGCTGCGCCACGGTTCGCTTTGAATGTCCGCATTGTGGCAAGCCATTATTGGATTGTCCGAAAACAAAATCCGAGTGGAACAGGACTGGCCGATATAAGTTGATTGGGGAGGATAATAAGCGGCGCGTATCATTTCATTTTGAATGTGTGATAGACTTTCCGTGGGCTGACCTTGTAGAACTTTGGCTGGATGCTGCCAATGCCTATCATCGTGGGGACATAAAACCTAAATTGCAATTCTACCAGAAACGGCGAGCGATTTTCAAAGACGAATCCAGCCTGTTACGGACAGGACTTCACCTGTCGCGTGTGCCATACGAAATCAATTCGGATTGGATTGAGGAAAAATCGCGGTTCGCAACATTTGACCGGCAGGAAGAGGATTTATACTGGTGGACAGTCAGGGCGTGGAGCGAAAATAAATCACGGCGGCTTGGGTTCGGGCGGTGTTTCGGCGAAGGCGACATAAAAGACGTTGCCACAAAATATAAGATAACACCAAATCACGTCGGAATTGATTCTGGATTTTTACCGAAAGGCGACAGGGGTGTTTATGCGATGTGCTGTCGAAATGGATGGGTGGCGATGAAGGGGGACAGAGGATATGAATACGCGCACCGGCTCAAAGGCGGCAGAATAATCCGCAAGAGCTACGCGCCATTAAGCTGGGGCGATCCTGAAATCGGGACAAAAGGCGAAGGCCGAAGATATTCTCCATTGGTGATTTATTCAAAGGCACAGATGAACCAAATTGTGCAGACATTGATTGACTCAAAACGCTGGGAAGAACCGATTGAAGGCGAGAACAAGGACACCGAGGAAGAATATCAGGCGCAAATGTCGGCACGGCGGATGGTGGAAGATTTTGACGAGAAAACCGGCCAAAAAAAGTCATTCTGGAAAGAATCGAAGAACGACCACGCTAGAGATTTAGCGAATGAACAGGTGCTATTCGCTATTCTGTCTGACCTTATTTCTGACCCTGTTATTGAAAAATTGAGTAGGAAAGAGGAACAGGCGGTTGAAGTGAAGTAACGCGTTCCTGCCTTTTTCACTAAAAGCTTCCCCGTGGACGCGAAGCGGACACAGCGGAGCTTCTTCTTCTTTTCCCTCTGCCTCTGCCTCTGCCTCTGCCTCTGCATAGCGTTACAAATGCGTTACAAGTGAACAGTAACGCTTGACAGTTACATGGGATTGATTTACATTGATTCACCTATGTTTAATAAGCTATACACGAAAATTCTGGATTCATCAATCTGGCTTGAACCGACACCGACGCGGATTGTTTGGATAACACTACTTGCAGCAATGGACATTGACGGCTATGCCCATTTTTCAGCCGTTGAGAACCTTGCGTTACGGGCAAGGGTGAGTCTGGCCGAGGCCGAGGAAGCGGTTCGAGTCTTTACCAGTCCAGATCCGTCGTCTGAAAATCCCGCTAATGATGGACGGCGAATTGAGCGCGTTCCGGGTGGCTTCCTGATCATCAATGCGAAGGAACACCGCGAGACAATGAACCGCGAAATGCAGCGCGAGCAAACCCGTCAGCGCGTAGAGCGTCACCGCGCTAATAAGAAGCTCGCTGGCTATCGTCCACGAATGAGCAAAACACTTGCCGAAAGGGTGGAGGAAAAACAATGAGCGATTACTCTGACAAACTCAAAGACCCGCGTTGGCAAAAGAAACGGCTGGCAGTTTTAGAACGTGCTGGCTGGAAGTGCCAAGTCTGCGACAATGACAAAGACACCTTGCACGTTCATCATCTGGCTTACAAAGGCGAACCGTGGGATGCGCCGGATGAATTGCTCGAATGTCTCTGCGAAAGCTGTCACAACTGGCGAGAAGATTTTAATACCTTTTGTGGCGCAAGGAGCGAAGCCCCGACAAAACTTTGTTATGCCTTCGTGAGATTTGCCTCTGTGATTTATCCTAAACAAAAATCAAAAAAGACAAGCTGTTTTGCCCTATTCAGATTGTATTGGCATTACGTTGGCAAACCTGACGAAAAGGCAGACAATAAGTTTTTGGAAAAGGCAACCGCCGAATGACCCCACCCCGCGCCAGTTGTCAACTAAATTCTTTCGTTTGACAAATGCCACTTTATGACAACATGGCATTTAATCCTTTTATTGGAAAAGACCTTGTGTGGCTAGAAATCCAAATTTCTGTCGCCCAAGACGATTTAGCAGCCGGGAAAAACATCCAGTCAACAAGCTCTGGCGATGTTCACAAGGCCGAGCGCATTGAAAAATCAATCGAATCTCGGCTGCGATTGCTTTTAGCTGCGGCTAGCCTTCAAGACCCGGAGAAATATCCGCCAGATTCCTGTTATCCGATTCAGGAAGCTCGCGTGGTATTTGCGCCATTCCAAAACATTTCAGACAAATACTCGGCATGAGTAAAAAACTTCCAACATCAAAAGAAATCGTTGGCCGGAATTTGAATGCAGGCCAGCTTCCGTTTAGGCAGGTTGATACCGGCAACACCTACGGATTCAACAACACGCTGATTCAGGCTGCGGTTCAAACGGATGAACGCAAAACGGTGACTCTGGTGGATTATGACATTCACCGCACAGTCAGCGTCATAGGTCGCCGGACACTTTTGAGTTTAGCGCGGACAATGTTTTGGAGAATTCCAGCTTTACAGGCTTCGATTTTGGAACAGGCAAATCTTGCGGCCAATCCTTTTACGCCGCGTTATGCTGGTAGGGATAAAGCATGGGGTGAGAAAGCGCATCTATGGCTTCACGATTGGCACAAGGTTTTTGATTTAGCAGGATGGCCTTACGATTACGAAACCTATGTGGAGCTTTTAATTGTGGCGGCGATAGTTGACGGTGATGTTTTCACGTTGCTGACGCAAGACGCAAGCGGCAATCCACGAATTCAAATCATCCCGTCGCATCGTGTCGGCAGCCGGTATCAGACAGGCGGCTCGGCAAGAGTTAAATACGATGGCAACCAGCTTTTCATTGACAACATTTTGGTGGATGGAAATCTGCCGTGGAGTTATTCGACTCCGATTGAATGGCTCGCGCCGATTATTGATGGCGTGATTGTGGATGGCCAAACCAAACCCATTGCCTATCGTGTTTATGACGACCCGGTTGTGTCGGCAAAATACATGGACATTGGAGCGCGGAATATCTTTCCAACATTTATGCCAGTGTTCCCCGGCCAACTTCGCGGTATATCGCTTTTGGCGACCAGCGTATTCGACTGGCAGGATTTGAAGGAGTTCAAGGACTTTGAAAAGCTGGCACAAAAGGCGTTTTCAACCCGGACAATCGTTGAAGAAAATGAAACTGGCGATTTAGACCCGGCAAAATCGTTGGTGACTTCTCCATTTAGAAATCCAGACAACACGATAAAAACTCCAGCCACCACACAGGTCAATGGCGGGGCTTATACAATTTTCAAATCGCAGACCGGCTCAAAACTGACTGCGTTTGACTGGAATCGGCCAGCGCAAAATTCCCAAAACTTCATGGACACGGTTGTTCGTGATGCGTTTAGGGGCACGGAATGGGACTCGTTTTTCTCGCTCGACCCGAAACACGTTGGCGGTGCGCCTATGCGCGTCATTGTGGACAAGATTTGCCGCGTGTTGAAGAAACGCCGCCGGATGTTGGCAAAAACAACGTTGCGAGTGGACACTTACGGATTAGCTAAAGGAGCTTTGCGTGATGGTTCTCTGCCGATGGACAATGACTGGTATCGGTGGACTTATCAAGGGCCGCCAGACCCGACAGCGGATAGGCGTTATGACGCGCAGACCGACCAGATGGAATATGAGCTTGGTTGGTCAACATTGGCCGATATTGAAACGCGCAGGAACGGGGACTGGATGTTAAAACGCGAACAGCGCGAGGTTGAGGTCAGGGATTTGTTCACACGCGCACAAAAGATAGCTGATGAATTTGGTGTTTCGATACAGGAAGCCTGCTCGCAGCTTTCGCTGATTGGTCAGGCAACATTCACACGGCGCGAACAGGAGATGGAAGGAACTCAACCGCAAGAGGACTCAAAAGGACTCGACCAAAACAAGCCATGAAATCTTTTCCGAACATATTGAGCAAGTTGCTTTATGAGCCGTTGCTGATAACGCAAGCAAAGTATTTCGCCATTTGCCGGGTATTGGAATCGCATATGGCCGGCGGCATGATGCCGCAGATTGAGCAGGATGAACCGGACGAGGACGAGGAATATCAGGAAACCAGCAACACGGCGATTATTCCTGTTCATGGAGTTTTAGGAAAACATCTTGAACAGATGGACATGATGAGCGGCGGATGCGATTTGGACACCGTAAAAGACGACCTCGACATTGCTTTGGCCGATGAAAACATTGAACGGATTGTTTTTGATTTTAGAAGTCCGGGCGGTGCGGTAACTGGCATACCGGAACTGGCCGCAAAAATTGCTTCAATTCAAGACAAGGAAACGATTGCGTTCACGGATTCGGAATGTTGCTCCGGCGCACTCTGGCTGGCGACAGCTTGTGATTATTTTTATTCCACGGAATCGGCCAGTGTCGGGTCAATCGGGGTTTGGTGCGCTTACATGGACATTTCCCGGCAGATGGCGATGGAAGGCGAGAATATGCAGGCCATTAGCGCGGGCAAATACAAACTCATGGGTGCGTATTGGAAGCCGTTGACGGACGAGGAAAAGGCATTACTGCAAAAGGATGTAGATAAGATTCATGCCGACTTCAAATCCGCCGTGAATTTGAACCGTGAAATTGCCGATGAACACATGCAAGGCCAGATTTTCGATGGCGAAGAAGCGGCGGAAATTGGACTCGTTGATGGAATCGTGGATGACCTTGAGGAAGTGATTGAGATGGGTCTAAAAAACTGACCAGCCAGAAATAAATCCGGCTGGTCGGTGGTTATTCCATGCCTGCCGTGCCCCGCCGTGCCGGGCCTCGCCACGCCATACCGTTCCTCGCCCGGCCTGCATTACTACTCCAGACTTCTCCCCGTAGTGCTTCTCCCGTCTCGGCCTTACTTGGACTCGCCAGATTTCCGTCAACACCTATTTTCAAGAATCTTTCAGGGCTGGTTTTTCCGTTTAGTTGACAACTGCCAAAGGTTAGATATGGCACTCAAAATCTTTCGCATTGGTGTAGCCAACGCTCGCATAAGCGAGCTTGAAGCCGAAAATCTCGAACTTACCAAGACCATTGAAGCCAATTCCGGCCCCAAAGTGAAGGGCGCGAAGGCTTGTCCTGAATGTAAAGGTGAAGGATTGGTTGAATGTGAAGCCTGCGATGGCACAGGCGAAGTGAATGAGGAAGCCAAATCCAAAGCCATCGCCAAGCAAACTGAACACACACAACTTTCCGCCGATTTAGTAACGGCGAAACAGACCATTGGCACTTTGGAAACCAAAATCAAAACTCTCGAATCTATGAATACTGACTTGACAGGAAAAGTTGCGGCTGCGGAATCAAAAGTTGACGCGACAGTGGCTGCAAAATTGGCACAGGCGACGGCAGCAATCGGCGCACCGGCGCAACCGGTTGTTCCGGCAACTGCTGCGACCCCACAAGCCTTGACTGGCATGGCGCGAGTCCGTGCAGCCGCGAAAGCTGACTTGGAAAAAGCGGGATACGTTGCAAAACGACAATAATTTCAAACACACAACAATCAAACACTGAAAATTTATGGCTGACACCTTTTTAACGTTGCTGGACATGACGAAAATGAACGGGACTGACCAAGCGGTTGGTATCGTTGAGGAAGTCCGAACCTTTGCGCCGGAAGTAAATGTTATTTCTGGCCGTCCCATCAAAGGCACGACCTACAAAGCCCTTGTGCGAAGCGCACTGCCGGGCGGCCCCGCTTTCCGCGAAGTCAATACCGGCGCGGCTGTTGTGGCGAGCCGTTGGGATCAACGTATTAACCAGACATTCTTCCTCGACGCGCAGATGCGTGTTGATGAAGCGGTACTGGATGCTTCTGAATTTGGCGCAGACTGGGTTTTGGGAAATGAAGCACTCGGCGTGGCCAAACAAAAACTCATCACGCTTGGCAATCAATTTTATTATGGCAATCCTTCATTGACTGACGCGGGTTTTGCCGGGTTGGTTTATCTGTATGATTATACCAACATGGAAGTTGCCGCCAATGCGGTTGGAAGCTTGGCCTCGACGACTTCAAGCGCGTGGTTGGTGGTTAATCAGCCGGATTGCTGCGAATTCATTTACGGCAATAATCAAGGCTTGATGCTCAAGCAATGGGTTCCGCAGTATATCACCGGCACGAACAGCCAATATCGGGCGTTTCTGAATAACCTATCGGGTTACGTCGGGTTGAGTTTCAACTACACGAAGTCAGTTTGCCGAATCAAAAACCTCGCTCCTCCGGGAACAGCCAGTGTCTTTTCACTGACTGACGGTTTGGTGGCGAAGGCTTTGGCTCAATTCCCCGTTGGGACTGTGCCGACTCATTTGTTCTGTAACCGCGCACAGCGTTATGCGCTGCAAACATCCCGTGCGCCAGTTTATACCGCTCCTTCCAGCGGACAGCAGAGCGCAATCACGGCGGCAACGGCGTTGCAATTCCCGTCCATGCCGGTTGAATCCAACGGGATTCCTCTCTATGTGACGGATAGTATCACGTCAGTCGAAGCTGCGACTGCGGCTGCAACTCCTTATTGATTTTAACAAACAAAACAACGAATAAAAATTTATGTCAACTCAAGTTCAAACGTCAAGACTGATTCGGGATTACACGTTAAGCACGACCCACGCGTGTCCGAATAACACGACCAACGCGACCAGTTACATTGACCTCGGTTCGGGGCCGTTCAACCCGGAAGAAATCACCGTTGAGATTTCCGTTCCGGCGATTGCGCTGCACACAACCGCGAACAACCTGCAAATCCAATTGTTTTCCAGCGCGACGACTGGCGCGGGCGCGGTTACAAGTCCGCTCATTGAGTGCGACGTGCCGGGTGTTGGCGGGACGGGTTCTGTGGCTGTGGTATTCCGCTACAAGCTCCCACCGGGAACTCTGCGGTATATCTATTGGACGATGATTGCAACGAGTGATAATTGCAGCGGGACAACTGCGACATTCAGCGTGTTGCTCTAATTTTGGTGGTTCATGTTTCGAGGCCAGCCGGCAAAACTGGCTGGCCTTTTTGATTAAAAGATTATGAAGAAATTTATTTGCGGACTTTTTCTGGCGGCGACAACGGCTATGGCGAGCCAATTTCCGCCAGCGTTTGCGCTTAACACCATCAATGCGACACTTATGACGGCAACGACCAACCAGACCGGCACGGCAATATATGTTGAGGGTGTTAAAAACCATACCTTCGTTATCGTCAATGCTACCACGCGAACAAACATTGTAACGTTAATGGGCAGCTTGGATGCGACGAATTATGTGACGTTGAATTTGACCACGAACACGGCAATCTCCACTAATTCGGTTGTTTTAACCGAACAAAGATGGAGCTATTTACAGGCGCAAGTTTCTGGTTTGACTGGGACAAATTGCAACACGGTGGTTGAATATCTTGGAGGCAACTAATG